CTGAATAGCGTCTCGCATACCTAATGAAGCAGCTGTGACCGCACCTCCACCTACAACACCCGTCAGTCCAGCCATCGTAGCACGTTCAGACAAATTTTGCTGTCGACCCGAGAGGCGGTTAGCTGCTTCTCGCGCTGCAATCTGCTCATCAAGCGCACTACGCTGTAGACCTTGACTACCCACCCGAGCGGCCGTCGCCTCTGCCAAGGCATTGTTAGCTATACGCTCTTGCAAGTTGCGACCATACAACGCCTGCTGCTCTGCCGATGTCCTGGCAAGTACATTCTCGCCAAACTGCGCCGTATCTCTGGCCGTCTGAAAGCCTGCAAGGGCCGAGTCGCGTTCCGTCTGTGCGGTCGTGCCTGCCGTCTGCAAAGCGGTCTGTTGCGCAAAAGCTGCTGTATCTCTGGCAGTCTGATAACCAGCCAAAGCCATATCACGTTCAGTCTGTGCTGTATTTGCAGCCGTCTGAAATGATGTCTGTTGTCCAAAAGCTGCTGTGTCTCTTGCTGTCTGAAAACCTGCTAATGCAAGATCTCGTGCAGTCTGTTGTTCTCCGAGTGCTGTATCACGTGCGGTTTGCGCTTGCCTCTGAAGTAGATTCTCTCCGTACTGCGCATCACGTGCTGCCTTCGCCTGTGTGCCTGCAGTTGCAAGCAGGTCACGTTGTAGCTGACGGTACAACTCATCCGACTGGGCCTCCTCGCTCAGCCTAAGCCGATCCAATCCCAACCTTGCACCAGCTTCCGCCTGCTGTCCTGCGGTCTGACTCAGCGCGAGTGCGTTCTGTACATCTTGCTGCTCCAATCCTTCGAGCTGTTGCGCACGATTCGCTCGTATCCCTGCTTCGCCTCGCAACACTCCGGACTCAAATTCACCGAGTACATCAGCCGTGTTCAACGACCTCCGCAGCAAGCCGAGGCTACTCAGGTTGGACACGGTCTGCTCTCGTGCCTTCTCCGCTGACGCGCCATAATCCGCAAGCAACGACTGTGTCACCACATCATTGCTCAAATCCCGTCCGCTTTGTATTTGGTCGCCCAGCCTCGTTTCCAGCAAGCTGTTGACATTGTCCGATGTCGCACCAGCAGCCAATGGCGGAGGCGGAGGAGGAGGCGGAGGAACATCTGTACTCACACTCGTTTTATGCTGTGCGGCTATGTTCTGGTACTGTTGTCTCCCTGCAGTAGCAGGAGCCGCACTAAACGTTCCCCTCGCTTGCCCCACAAACGAACCACCTTGTGGACCGAACGCACCACCCACGTTCTGACGACGTTTCTTCAGGTTGTTGCCTACGGTATCGCTACCAACACCAAATGCACCAGGCATTATTCACTTACTCCTGTTGTCCTACGTGGTTTTACAATCGGTCTCGAATAGTGGATCAAACTACGACGAAGCACGAATGGTGTATCGTCGTTTTCCGCCTGTAAACGTAGCGTCATCTGGCGACTCCATCCGGTTAGATCAATGTCAATCGGCTGCACCGCACTACCACCACGAATCACACTTGTGCCAATCGTGAACTCGGTCACAAGTGCATCACTCGGATCGCCAAAGTCTACCGACTCGGTTACACTCGCGAGGCCGCTGCCACTCTGTGAGAAGAGTACACTCACGTCGACCGCTTGCGGCTCAAAGTTCATTGTCGCGAGAGTCCACAACACATCCACGCCACTATTAATCGGAGGTGCACCACTAAACGTTCCGCGTATCGTAATCGACGCATCATCGTCTGTGTTACCACTGTTGTGCTTCCAAATTAGTCCATCATCAACGCCTCCCATGTGCGGGAGACCGTCAAAGAATGCACTTGCATTACGCGAAAAATCAGCGTGGATTCCAACCAGTTCTTTTGTGCGATAGTCAATTTGGGCAACTCGATTGTTGCTGCCTTGTGCCGAACCCCAAGGAATGTTGAACCACACGCGTCGTTCAATGGTGTCGACACAGTTGTTGGCGTACTTGAGTCTGCTTGTGTTAAGGTTGTCCCAAAATCGTTCGCCATCAGTTGCCTCGATTACTTGCGGTTCACCTCCACCACGCCAATAGTACAAGTTCTCCTCGTTGAGGAATATCTGTCCACCGTCCGGTAACTCCGCTACATTCATCTTCCCATTCGCACCGATGGGCGTTTTAAGTCGCCAAGCATACGGTGTTGCGGCCACATTCGTGGGTACAGGAACCCAAATGCCCTCACGGGTATGCACACACAACATAACCCCACTACCAAACTCACCGTCCTCCACGAAGCCCTTACTCACCGCACGTACAATGTTGTCCGCATAGAGTACACTTGTTGCGCCAACTGTTTCGATGGCGTTTTGATCCGTGTACCACACCGCATCCTCGTCCGCATCCGTGTGTGCGTGCCACACTCGGTTGTCCCAGAAGTAGCTGATTTCGTTACTTGTAAACCTACTGCTTACCCCCAGGGCTGCCAAGTTTCCTCCAGCTGCGGCCCACTTAAACGGTCCATCCGATAACGACGAAAGAATAAGAGTCCCAGCAGCGTTGGTGCTAAAATACAAATTATCTTGATCGTTCGTGATCGAAACCGCACCGGTACGATCCGTCCACGTCCCAGAGACATCTTCATAAAACACACTTCCTTGTATACACCATTTCCTGCTCGTCGATGCGTTAAACTCATGTTCGCCCAAACCCAAACACGGAGGTACGCCCACTATCGCACTGTCTATATACTCGTCATATCCCAACCGTGAGCGGAGTCCTCCATTCCGCATGATTTCCGCGTTGTACAACTCGGCCATATACTGTTGTGGTACTTCTTCGATAGGCACGTCATACCTTGCACCTATCCACGGCCCAAGTGGGTGTTGCGCTGTTTCGTAACTCATTAGGTTATCGTACCAATTCTAAGCACCGGAGTTTCGCCGAAGTCGCTAACTGGCACATTACGCTGGCCAAGTCTCGACTTACTTCCCTTGCTACGGTCATTCCGACTCGCTGCCAGTTCGAGTATCGACAACTTTTTGGCTTCTGCTGCCGCCGCGTCATCCTGCGCGAGACGCGAGCTGAGAAAGGCGGAGCATATTCCGTGGTACAACGCACGCTGTACGGGTCGAGGTACGTATGTATCCAAGTCGACAGATTCCAGCAACTCCCCGCTTCCTGCGTCTGCACTTACTATCTTTGGAAACAACTTGTAATACCGATACTTCACTGTCACATTTTTGTTGACAATACGCCAGAAATACGCCTGCCACGCACCGGTGCTGTTGTTCACACCAGTCAGCGCCACAGTATCAACCTGACCATCCTCGTTCACATCCGGGTCGGCGAAATCTATATCCGAAATATCCCTCATAGTAATCGGGATGTTGTCCGTCACATTCCACCAATGCGTAATTTCAACTATGTCAGTTTCGAGATCGACAGCTGAACCACCCGCTAACGTAAGGGCTTCTGTGGCAACTGTGTACTGCCACCACCAATCCGTATAGTCGAGTAGTTCAGCCAACTCGGAATTGAGATACGTCAATGCAGAGGCTTTATGCGAGGAATTGGTGACACGGAACCCCGCTCTTGCCGCTCCCGTTTCCATTATCTCTAATCCAGTCATTTCGATCTCCTATACCATGCTCGATGCAGCCAACTGTTCCGCGTTTTGCTCAGCCCGTTCCAACTGGTTTTGCGTCAGTTGCTGTCCCTCGAGCCACTTCTTTTCCGCAATCAACTCCGCCTCGCGTCCACGCATCTTTGTCGCGTAACTCGGAGCCGGTACAAAGTTTTCCGCGTGCGTCACTTCTCCGTACGCGGCCATGTACGCACGAGGGTCAGGTTGTGCTAACCCCTGGCGTTTCTTGATCTTGCTGTTCACGCCAAGTTCGGCCGCTATCGCCCTCTTCTGCTCCGGCGACGCGCCCTGTACGGCGTTCAACAAGTTCGCTAATAGATCTTCCTTCGGAGCCTGGTCTGTAGCCATTTTTGTGTTTCTCCAACAAATTTTGCACTTCGATTAGTTTCGCATATTGTAGCCGAAGTTCTGGTGGTACATCGCCGTGCGGCAGGGTACAACCGAAGTGCGTGAATGGACGCACTCCGATTTCCCCCGTCGCGTGGCAAAGTTGCATATCCGTGCCCTTTGGTCCCCACTCGGTTAACGGATTCCGTAGCAACTCATCGAACAGGGAGAGTTCAACAAGAGTGAATCCATAACCAATCACGTCGACTTCAACTATGTGAGGTCCGCCCTCGATGTATTCGACCGGATTCAGTACGAGTTCCGGATCGAACATACTCAAGCTCGGGTCACGTTTACGCAATGCAATCGAAAACTCAGGTCTGCCTCGAGCGTAGGTGTGCAGACCGATGAACCGCTTCTGTGATTCCAGCAACACATCGAGACCATCTACAGGGAAACCCCAATGATCGTCCTCGATAAATAGTATATGCGAAAATCCTTGTTCTTTGGCCTTCGCTACTCCGGTGGCTTGGGCTTTGTGAAGAGGCGAACGGTATATGTGGTCGAATTGTATCGACTGACCGTACATAACCTTCTGCGCCGCGTACCACTCTGTAAAGTGTGGCCAGAATTTTTCGTGTTCATCGAATCTGCACACCCACACCAGGATGCGCTTACTCGAGAGTGAGGAACACGGCTGTGTGTCCCGTCGTATCTCCATCCGCAAGGCACCTTCCAACAGTGGGTTCCGTGGTGAGGTCAACCGCGTTCGTGCCTCCACCACCAATGGTCTGCACAGCTCCGGCAACGCCGTCACTGAGAGTGAGAATATCTCCCTTCACGGTTGCGAGATCGGTCAATGCGGTGTACACGCCTCTTGTCTGCGCCCAACCGAAGTAGTTCGCGGTCATGGCGGCCATCGAACCACCAACAACCATCGCATCGGTTGCAGCAGTGGCTGGACGAGCTTTCCAGGTCATCAGGCCGGTGATCATGATGTCCGACGCAGTCGTGAGCAGCACTTTGATCGCATCGTACAGCCGCAGGTCGGTCACGTTGCTCGCCGTCGCGGTGTTGCCGCGTACACGGTAGGTATACCCCTCACCAGCATCATCAGTGATGGAAACGTAGCCACCCGCGTACTGGTTCAGTGTAACCCCACTAACGTCCGTCGAGCTAATGCGAATCTGCGTGTCACCGACACTATTGTATCCGCTACCCGCAGCAGCGAGAACGCCGTCCGTATCGGCGAGAGCCGTCGCAGACACATCCTGCGAAACGATGAGACCAACAGCCGTGGTGGCCACGTACTTCGTGTACCGCCAACGCCTGCCGTCTTCGCACTCCAGCAGCGTACCCACAGGGAAGTTCTGGGTCTCGCTGTTTTCGTGTACATCCGGATCACCGGCGATCCCGCCACCGATTTTGAACTTGTTCCCAACGATCAGACCCTGTTCGTCAGGATAGATAATTGCGCGTGCCATGTCTATCCCTCCTTAAGCGGTGACCGCGGTGAGAACGCCCTGCCTCTTCAGCTTGTTGCAGGTCATCTGGCACCCGAGCACCACAAATGCGACCTGAGACAGCTGGTTGTACGGAGACTGGAACGGCGTTTTGGTGAGATTCACTCCACTCTGAACCTTGAACTTCAAGAACTCAGTGTTGAGGAAATAGATGTGGTTCGCGGCGACGTTGGACTCCTTGATAATCGGAGCACCGTTGAAAGCCGGTTTGCCGTTGAAGATGGCTTTCTTCTTGTTCGTCGACTGGAACCGCGAGTATCCGGTACCACTCATGGCGTTCTGGTAGCTGCCATAGATGTCCAGCGGCATGAAGATACCGTCGGGCGTTTCTCCACCATCGGATACGTTGTTCCACGCGGTGTTCATGGCAGCGATACCATCGTACACGCCGGTACCCGTCTGGGTGAGAAAGGTCGTGGCCGTGGCGCTGTAATAGTTGCGCCAGACGTCAAGAGTGGCACGATTCAAGCCACCGAGCGTTCCCGTAGTGGGATCGTCGGCAACAATGTCCTGCATCCCAAGCATCGAGACGCCGGCCTGTGCGCTCCACATCGCAACGTTGACCTGATTGCGAAGGGTCTTGAAGCTGTTCTGGGTACGAGCTGCGAGCAGACCCATAGCATTGGAAGCTTTACGCGCCTCGGTCTTGTCATCAAACGCGATGGTGATCGGCACGACCACGTAGCGCGGCTTATAGAAAGCCTTGGTGATGATTTCGACTTCGTCCGTGTTAAGCTCCTGATGCCCTTGAATCCACTCTGCCGTGTTCTCCTCGTACTCGACTGCTTCGGCGTATTCCTTACCACCCGTTTCCATCTCGAGAGCGAAACGCCGCAACCACTGAAAAGTTTCCGGTACGTCGAAAACGTTGTCCGTGATTCGCTTGCGCTCCGAACGCATGGTAAGGCTCCAAGCAGTATCCCATTGTTCAGTAGTCGTCTGCAATTGGATCCTCTTTCGCTACTGTGTGAACCCCGGTATCTGCGCTATGGCCGTCTCAGCCTGTTGTGGGGACATAGCACCTCCTGGGGCAACGAATTGCTGCACAGGCGCGGCCACAGGGACCGGTCCGGCAGCGGCTTGTTGGGCTGAGATTACTTGCTGTTCCGTGTTCTGGATCTGCTGTGACTGTTGCCCAGCTATACCCGCCGCATACTCAAAAGCACTCATTACGGTGTGGGGGCGTCCCGTCGCAGGGTTTACTTTCCCATGATAGTCGAGTATGCCGTCCGAATACCGATCTAAGAGTACGCCGTACTTCGCTCGGGCTTCCTGAACCTCAGAGTCAATCGTGGTACTCCGCTGTGTTTCGAGGGTGCCGGATACGTTCTGCATGTTCTGCGACAATGTTGCAATTTCCTGCTTCAGGGATGCGATTTCAGCCGTCGCTGCTTGCACCTCTTGTGCTGCAAGATGTTTGCTCACATTGTACACAGTCATTGCTTCGTTCCAACCCTCCTGCTGCGGAGAGTATCCGTAGTTAGCAAGTAACTGTACTGCTTCCTGGCCAGGTGCAGCCAGAGCGGTAGTCGTAGGTTGTCCGTTCGTAGGTTGCGCCCCTGCGGGCGTAGGCTGTTGTGGTATACCAGCAGTGGCCGCCTGTACAGATTGCAAATGCTGCTCTGCTTGGGCACGCATGTTCTGTACCTCAGCAAGTTGTGCCTGGTAACTTGCGTTGAGAGCTTGTGCGGTCGCGGCAAGTGGCTGGTATTCGGGCGGTACCTGATCAGGCGTTACCCTCGTCCAGTCCTGCAACTGGTTCGGGTTGAACGGCTGAGCAGTAGCTGGTACCGGCTGTCCAGGAGCTTGCGGCACTGCCCCAGGTTGTGCTTGTGGAACTGGTTGCGCCGTAGCGGGCTGTACCATCTGTGCAGCAGCAGGCACCGCGTCGAGATTCGGTGGAGGAGTGCCAAAACCTGGCATATCGTCTTCAACATCCTCCACTGGCGCGGCTTGCATTGGATCAGGCGTCTGACCCACAGGTGCAGGCGGTACAACGCTTTGCGGCTGAGGAGGAGCAACTACTCCTCCATCGGGTGTTGGTACACCGGTAGGAAAGTTCATCTCATTTCTCCTTGTTCATTTCCTGAACATTTGGGCTGACACGTCGCCTCCGCCCGGTCACGCAGCTTCTGGATCATCTGCGCCCCGTTCGACGTTTGCGAGCACCCTATTGGTGTATTCGTCCGTAAGCTGGTCAGGACGAACCGTCTCGATCCCGTATTTCGCTCCGTTACCTGAGTGGACTGCATCGAGTACCTTCTTTTCTATTTTGGGTATCTCGGAAAGATCCCACGTGGTGAGTTCCGCAAGGGGATCAGGTGCAGCCGGAGGTGGAGTAAATGGTTTCCCTGGTCCGTTGTACCCTTCGGGGTAAGCTGGCTCAGCTGTGCCGTGTACTGGATCACTCGCCTCGTAAAGGCCAAGCTCCCGCAATACTTCTTCTTTATGGCCTTTCGAACGGATGAAACGTCCCAGTGCTGGCACATACTTGCCATACATACTGCTGTCGTTCGGGTTGGAGAATAAAATCGACCCAAAGTTTATTTCCAGTGGGATGGCACAATCTGGACACAGAGGCACAAATGGATCACCGTCTGGATTCCAGTTGTTGAAATTGTTCACTCGTCCATCGCACTTCGGACAGAAGTAATCATGCTTTGCCATTTTACGCTCCTATACTCTCAAGTTGTCCCTGTCCTTGCGTCGTTTGCTCTGCAACCTCCTGCGCATTGGATTGTACCAACTGCTGGAGATTGTTTGCTGGAACCTGTCCACTCGCAGAACGTGACATAGGAACGTGGCCGGAGGTTTGTGATTCGATGGATTGCACATGTTCCTGTACATGCTCCAGGACCACATTCATGACCATCTGCTGCACCTCTGGTGGCAACGCTTGGAATTCGGGTGACTGTGCGATATTGTTCGGATCGTGGATGGTGATGTGTACCGGGTGGTCTTCGCCTGGCGTCACGCCTGGGTTCTGTCCACGCATGAGGTACACGATGTTTTCCATCTGTGCGAGCCGAATAGTATCGCTTCGTCCTCCGCCCTTTAGGAGTCGCGCGGGGTTGCCAAGTACGTCTTCGTACGCACTTAGATACACCGCATCCAACGCAACTCTGTCTACATTTGGACTACTAACCATTCGATCGTAAACTGCTGTGATCAACTCCCTGTTAGCAGGTGAACTGATCGGACCGCCACTACGAATATGCACGGATAGATTGTACTCGTAAAGGAAGTCCTTCTGTGTCAACGCAACAAAGTTTGCCTGTTCGTCGCCACGTGAAATGTCTGCGATTAGACCCATCGGAGGATAGCGTGGATCACGGAACATACGAAACGAATTGTCCAGCACCGTTGTATGTACACCACCTACCCTGTCGAGGATCCACTCGCGATTCATGGAACCTTCTGCACCACGTTGGGCGCTTTCTGTAGCACTTTGCCTCGCGCCGCCAATGCTTAACGTGTCGACACGAAGTGTTTCTGCTTCGTACTGGTGTAAGTCGGCCTCAAGCGACACCTGGTCGGGCACCGATGCGGACCAGTTTACCGGCGACAGGCCATTTACCGGGTCGTTGAGCTTCACTACGTCGCCATCCTCGATATTCTTCAGTTGCTCCTCGAGGTCCGGGTTATTGATCGCTTCACGGCGACTAATCGCAATGAGACGTGCAAACCGCTTGAGCAAGTCCGCACGACGCGATACGCTCTCTACGGTTAGGTTCTCAATGTCCCGCACATAGTCCATTGGTGCCCGTGCGTGGAAACCTTCCAACCCATCGTCAATCTTCAACGGGATGAACGGTACGCCACTGGTAAAGATCGAGCCTTCACCAGGGGTAAACCCCACTACGCGCTCCTGGCCCGTGATGGGATCTCCCACTTCGATTGGCTCTACCGCACGGAATGGATGGTCCCGTTCCTCGATCTCAGTGGGTACACCTGGTGCAAACGTAATCAACTTCTGCTCCCACCGGTCGTGGATTTCCACCAGTTGTACGTATTCTCCGTTAGCTTTCGACTGGTTACGGAAGTCCCCTTGGAGTTGGGTTGTCAACGTGTCGGTACCGAAATCCGCAAATACTTCTGGATGTACGTTGCCGTTCGGTAATTGGGACTTGTTCGAGTTGTAGCGGGGATTGTCTATAACGAATTGCCTCGGCACATCCATGAAGTCCATCACGTACCGCGTTGCGTTGAGATCATGCGGAGGGCACATGAAGTCTACGCCAATGTTTGTCGCTGGACGCCATTGGAAGTACGGTAAGCCAACTTGGTCACTGTTGTTTATCGCGTACGGTTGGAACGAACCCTGCATACTTGCCACATATCCCATCTTGCCCCAACCAATGGAGCGAACAACCGCATCAATCAGCATTTGCGTCACGTGCTTCTTTACGCCAAGTAGACGGATCAACTCTTGTCCGGCGGCTTCCAACCGTGTGGATGACTCTTTAAGGTCGAATGGCATCCGTTCCGCGTATGGTTTCACCTTCACATCTACCCGTGGGTCGGGTATTACCGACGATACGAGTATCTGACGAAGGAGTGGGTACATTCGCGAGAACTTCACGATGCGTCGGACGCCATTTATTTCGAAGCGCATATTGAGATTGTTGACATTCCGCTGCCACTCGAGATTCTTCGAGTCGAGGAACGCCCGTTGCTGATCCATCTCATTACGCCAAAAATCACGTTGTTCTGGTGTCATAATATCCCGTCAGCATATACTGGTTCGGTTAGATCGTAACGTCCCTGAGATGGACTTGTACGCGCATCGAGTTCTGCGAGGATGCCCTCAAGTGTGAACGCATTCACTGGCGATTCGCCGGCTCTACGTTCGCCGGGTGGAAAACAGTGCATACACGCATACCGCACTTCGTCACCTACGTGGTCCTCTCCACCCTTCTCAACGTCTTCCGATACGCCGTCTTTTTTCTTCAGTGCGGGTACTGTACGGAAAAAGTTGTCGTTCCAACCCTTGAACGCACGTAGTTGGCCTTGTGCGAACAGGGTACGCATCAGTCGCCAACCGTTGATCCGGTCGTCTACTCCTTGGCTGAGTACAATCCCTTCTTCGAGGAATATGTCTGCGCTGGAGTTGGCGAGTTCTTCACTGCGGAGACGCCGGCGAGTCCACATATCTGGCGGTGCGATGAAGACCTCTGGTTGCCGTCTTCGCAGGTACGGATTGTTGTCGACAAATTGTTTGATGTTCTGTGCGTGTTGGTTCGCTGCTTGGTCACCTCGATAGTATTCACCGATTCGGTACATTCGCTTGTCTGGGTCCATGGTGTACAAGCCAAACGAGGTTGGTGCAAGTTCGCCGTAGTCCATCACTCCGTAGATTGGCCAAGATGGAGGAATTGGAAACGGATCGATCTCGATTTTTGCACGATTAAAGTTCGAGAAGAACTGTCCTGGGTATATATCCCAGTTACCGTCGAGATACGCCGAGCCAAGCTGTGGATCGTGTGCGACAAACCTCCGCAGTACCTTCACATAGTTTGGATCTGCCTGCATCAACGCGGGGTTGTCTTGCACTTTTGCGGGCAAGAATACATAGTCGTCGGGGTTCTCGTCTTCGTTATAATCCCGGTCAATCCACAGACGTTTGACCCAGAGGTGACCGATACCCCCAGGGTTTCCCGTAGCCCACATAACAGGGCTGATTCCTGGTTTCGAGGTACGATTCGACTGGGATAAGACGTGCCACATTGTTTCTGTAAACTGTGTAACCTCTTCCACTGCGACAAAGTCAAATTCTCGCCCCGCGTAATTGAAGATATCCTCTTCGTGTTGTGCGTGTCCGAATACAAGTTTACTTTCCTCAGGACCGGGTACAGTGAGTACACTTTCGTTCTTCGTGTACCAATCTCGCATGAATGGGAATTGCATAAACAACGGCAAAACGTGGTTGCCGTAGAGTTCCGGGTAAGTTCGCCGAATGAGCAGACCAACTGTTCCCGGAAACTCCGTGAGAAGTGCGAGCATTATCATCCGTGCTGCGTGACTCTTTCCTCCGCCCTTTGCTCCACCGTAAAACGGATATCGGTGGGTGCCACTTCGTATAACATCATATAGCCATCGCTGTTTGTCCTGCAATGCGATGTTGATGTCCCAAGTTGAGCCAGCAGTGGATTTCTTAGCCATCCGGGTTACCTCGTTGTGCGTTCATCAACCTTGTAACTCCGGTTGCTCGTTCCTCGGTGATGCCAATGAGCCGTTCGTCGAACGCGAGCTTGTCGATTTCCGCATGGACGCGTTGTGCGTTGGTGTCACATGCATCGAGTAGCCAAGCTGCCTCGTCGCTGAAGAGCCAGTCGAACACACTGTCGCCGGATAACCATTCTTTTTTATACTGGAGGATGCGATCCATTACGGTAAATGCGTTAAGGTCAAGTTCCTTGGCAATTCGCCATCTACTCCACCCAGCATCAGACATTTCCACCGCGAGCGGTACCCACTCCAATTCCTCCCTGTGCCAACGTCGCAGAAGTTGTACGCCTTCTTCCATCACACGGAGCATTAGATGCACGCAAAAGGCCATCTCGCGTTGTTCTGCAACAAGTTGTTCGGCTGGCGTCTGACGGGAGAATGTTTGGCTCGAGTAGTCACTTATGTTGGTGGTTAAGTCACTCTGTTTGACGTACTTCCTGAACGGGACTCCCACCCATCTGCGCATCCCGTTCGTTGTGTACTGATCCCCCTGGTAGTGCTTCATTTTCGCCCGTGGACGCGGAGTCGACGACTGTGACGTTTGCTTCGATTGGTCGGCCATTTGGATCCCCCGTTTTCGGAGTGTATTCGCTGATGTTGAGGTTAATCTGTACCCCTTGTGTTTGCTGTGTTTGCATCAGCTCTTTGGCCGTACCGAACATCTCAGTGCGTGCTTCCGCGAGCAACCTGCGACATTCTTCGTAGTCCCCGAGCGCGTCACGTTTTTTGTACAGTGCCTCGATGCGGCGTAGTCGTTCGACCTGATTTGCGATGGGTACTTCTGCGATCAGAGCGAGCCTATTCGTCTGAGCACTCGCAAAGAGTTTTTCGGCGGCAACTGTGGCAAGCTCCCGACGAACGAAAGCTGCACTGGTGTTGAACTTCTTTGCGATGTCCGTGATTTTGGCGCGCTCGTAGACGAGCATACTAATGGCAACCGCAAGGTCGATGGTGGTTTTTTTCGATAGTTGTGCATCAGGCATGGCTACGCCAACAGTCTTACGATGAGTTCGATCCAAACGCCGTCACCTGCCGCGCCTCCCGTGGTGGTTGCGACTATGTCGCCTGTGCCGCCGGAACTGCCTGGATCTGTGTGCAAGGCTTTAGCTGCGTCTGAGTCGAAGTTTTCCATCTTGTCGATGACGCATCCTGGAGGACACACCAGTATGAGATCGTCTGCTGTGTGTTCCCACTCAAGGAGCAATGTGACTCCGCCTGCAGCTATTTTGTATGCGATGATTTCCGACGAGGTTGGCGCGTTTACGCCGTCGTAGGTCAACGCAGACAAGTCTACGATGGCTTGGTCCGCTAGGTCGGAGGCATCCGCTACTCCGCCATACCTCACGTGGAGGATTGGACTGTTGGTTTCTTGGTACGTCACACTGTCGAGGGCCCAAGACATAGATACCTTCCAGAAATTGGTTTTAGTTGGACGTGGGCGTATGTCACTGTCACACAGTCCTGAGGGGGAACCGGGTGTATCCCTACGTGGTAGATCGTCGTACCAAACGCTAAGTCGTGTAAAAACAACACTTTACGTCAAGGTGACAACCTGGCACACACTACGTCGTACCTGGAGACAATTTGGCAGCTACGACGAAGTATCAAGTGTGTACAACGTCGTACCGTTCAATGTTGAACGATTTTTGCTGTGTGCTAACGTCTTGATTGTAAACAAGTTACGGCAAATTGGCGTAAGTGTGTGTTTTTACTGAAGTTACATCCTGGGTGACAAAATGGCATACGAGGTGCAAAATTTCCATATTTCTCAGAATTGAGACCCTTGTCTCATTGTTGCGAAACTACGATATATCGTAACAAGTATACCTTTGTTCACCAAATGGAAAAAACTTACACGCCTACACAAAAAAACTTGACACACAGCGAGCTATACCATATATTACTTGTAACCTCAAACAAGGAGAGTACAACATGGCAGCCACCAGACCAGAGCACGAGCGCAAACGGGAACAGTTCAATCGAGAGTGCGACGCAACAGCGAAAGCACATCAACAAGGAATGAACGATATGAAAACTGCTCGAACATACGCAGCCAGCCCAAGCAGCACAAGCACACGAAAGAATCGTATACGCAAGGACGCACAAGACTTGATCGCGATCAACAACCAGTTCGCTGATTATGTATTAGGAACAGTCTGGAGCGGTGGCAGCACAAGCTGGAACGACCCACGTAGCTCTACGTTGTTTGCAGTGACCATCAAAGACGGTAAGATTATACCGTAACATACGATCATAAGAGCAAAAAATCCCTTGTCTATGTTAGATGAGGGATTTTTTGTGTTCAATCAAAAACTATGAACAGCTGTGATATATTATTCATTTAGTGCATTTTACGTATTCAAGCTGTGCATAAAAAGCAGACACACCTCAAGCAAGTTAGCACACAACAACAAGCACACAGCGAGCAAGCGCGCCAAACACAGCTTCAAGGGCCGTCAACGGTTCCAGGGCCTATCTATAGCTCCAAAGGCCCAAAGGCCCAAATAGGGCCGTTCCAGCCCGCCTCAAGCCAGATCCGCATTTTCCCCATCCCCAAATTTCAACTTCCCACCCTCGAACCAAACCTGGCACCAAGGAGCCCAATTTACGACACGCCACTCTTTACCACGTAAATGTTCTAACCGCAGTCGTGTGCGCTCGTAAACGAGCCTATACTGGTTGCGTCCCTTGCCCTTGTACAATCGGCCTATACGGTCACTTGTCCACCCTCGCGCAATTGCCCACGCCCACACACTCGAACGCACAAACGCACAGTCTATACGCCGCTTTCGTGTATGGCCGATTGTAACACGCTTGTGTTTGTGTGGCATGGTTCAACGTCCATTTTCTTAATGTTGAACAATTGTGCGTAGACAAAAATAAACGACGCAACCTACACGCCGTTTACAATGCGAGTTGACAGTTCCGTACTACCCTATTTTAAGTTTGCCATCTACTATAGAAAGTTGTTTCCACGCACAACTTGCCACGCGTACCCATCCTGCGCTTGTTTTTAATTCTAAACGTACATTGCGTACACCAAATTTTAGCCTTTTTGTCTCTTGTATGGTGGTCTTTTTCAGGTGTCCCCATCTATCTTGTTTCCACCCATTAGCTTTCCCCCATGCAACTACATTTTCTTTGATTAGATGCACAGATAGTTTATGGTTCATTGTTCGCTCCGTTTGTTGTGTGTGTGTGTGCGTTGTTATTCGTTGTTAAAAAATTGCCCCGCTTCAATAGGTGCAAGCGGGGCAATCGTGTAACAGGTGCGAACCTACAAACCCAACTTTGCGCGCATCTCCGCCGTGTACTTTTCGGAGTACTCCGCGTTTTCTGGGTCGTTTCGCATGGCGTTGAATGTGTCCATAGCGCCAGCGTTGAACGCCTTTTCGAGCGTCCTCTTCCACGAGCCATAACCGGGACCAGATCCGCCACGAGCGGGGTCAATCGACAAGAACACGAGCGCGTTGTATCCCTTTGCTAAGCGTGTAGCAGCGTCCGGTACCGCCCCAACATCGACATTTAACGTCGCGCAAGCCTCACGCACATCAGCGTCAATTTCAGCACGCAGCTCTTCGGTCACGTCAACGCCGTCTGCAATCTCAACCCAAGGACTCTCGAAGTCGAGCAACGCTTTGCCCGACTTGTCTGTACGTCCGACATACGGCCTCGCGCTGATAGTGTGCGTCGCCTTTTCGATCAACGTCTGCATTTCGGCTTTCTTCGCCATCTTGTGCCAACCTTTCGTTGTGGTACGTTTTTGCGGTTCGCCGTGTGCGTCCCGCTATTGGTACTTTAAATTATACAAAAGTTTTTCTGCTATGTCAACTTCTACAACATGATTATTTTGCAATTTCTTCGCATATCTTTTTTGCCGTGTTCAATTCCTGTTTACATTCATACAGCATTTCAAGCAATTTAGAGTTTTTTGACATTCTCGCGTATTGTTCCACATCCTCAATAGATCGTTCCAAGCGGTCAACGTGACGCAGCGACATTTTACTCATTGCGTTTCCTTTCGTTGTAGTTCGTTATGGGTTACTTACAATCATACAAAAGTATTTATATTGTGTCAACCCCTACAACACGATTATTTTCATATACAGCAAAAAAACTTACACAAGCTCGCTTGCCTATACAATTATATTACACTTCATTTTCGACGCACAAACGTGATCGCCCGCAACCCATTGTAAAACTTGGACTTAGCGTATGAGCCGTTTAAATGTGTGCGTCAAACCCCCTCTAAGAAACATAAAAACGTGAACAGTAAATCATAACTCGTTTAAAAACAACAACTTAAAACTCTTCAACTTTTCATTGCTGCTGCGGGCGAGCCTGTGGAGCAGGTCCAGGGCAAAGAAGTGTAGTATATAATACATATATGTATATATATATGCTTAAACCCCCCTGCGCGCCTACTCACACCTACACCCCCGCATGAATTGTTAATAGTTGCACAGTTTTTAACTCGAATAAAAACAACAACTTACATTTTTTAACTGTTCATGTTAGCCGTGTTTTTTGTTTCCTACACTGAATAGCCCACGCCAAGTTGTTGTTTTTCAACAACTTATGAAGAATCACGACCTAACCCGTGTATTTACAACAACTTAACCTCAAACGCCAAAAAGCAATTTCACAGAAAATCCCTTGCATACAATAAACCCAATAAAAACAACAACTTACAAAGAAACAAACCTAAAGCCAACAAATACAACAACTTAAGGTGCAATCACCTTTTAACTCTTCACGAAACCCGCTCCAAAATCCAATAGTTTAACATTGAACCTTTCGACATTGAGACAAACAACTTTTCGTGAAGAGTTTCAATTTCGTGAAGAGTAATTTGACAAGCCCGGTATATAATGAACGCATAGCAATAGATGTGCCAAGCGCGCAAAAGCGCAAAGGAAAATTTTTCCCCTCTGCGACACCTTTGTCTCACCCATCGCCTAACTTATTGCCCACCAACAACTTACAACCCGGAAATCTTTTCCCTTGCCTATTTACCCCTCAATAGTTACCTTTAACTATAAGAAAAACAACAACTTAGCACACACATTGCCCTGCACAATTCCGAATCGTTCGGAAAATGTTTCTTGTGTGCTAAGTTGTTGTTCAAACTTGAACGTCCACAATTCACCACAAACAACGGAGCACACAATGCCAACATCCCGCACACAGCAACTAATCGACCACGCAATTTCCGACACACCGCGCATCGTACTCCAATTTCACCATCAAGACCAGTTTAACAACTACTACACAATTGAATATAACACACTTTCACGAGAGGAGACCGAATTGTACCTAAACGCACACGCCAGAAAATTCTACTTCGGATGGCATCGCCGACACGGCTACACCGCAATGCACAAGGACTAAAACCTGGAGTGAATGAAAAATGGACTCATTGGATAGACTTATCGCACGTGACCTCAACGAAACATTACGCGACCTCGACGAAACCTTGTCCAAAGCAACAACCGTACTCGAAGATGACTCCGGCATGGTTGCAGATGAACTGGTTGCAATCTCCGACCGACTGGAGACAACCGAAAGCGAATTAAACACCCTCACCGGACTTGTCGAATCCATCGTTGCACTCCTAACCAATGAATAAACGAGGAAAAAATGAACCGAATACATGATATTGAAACAGACACACATGGAATAGACAGCATTTCAATAGATCTCGAACAAATTGTATACATTGCCTACTTACCCAACCAAACAAAAGCCGAGATACACACAAACGGAAGTTCAACAATATTTCTCGACTCACACGATGTAATGCACATTGAACAGCTTTGGCTCGAATATCACAATGCACACAACGCGGAGATGTTCAGAAAATGAACAACCCAAAACGCACACAACGAACCCGTACACGAACATTCAACCTACGAATCAACGAAGACGGCGTCCTATGCACCGTTGACGAACTCATAGGTCTACGCGCAAACATAGACCGCGCACTGAGCCAATCCACCCGCAAAGAATATTCGTTGTCCACAACACACAACAACGTAGTTGCAATACAGGAGCTCGCGCTATGAACGTCGACAATCTTGAACTCACCACCAAACTCGACACCTCAACGCCAAAGACCAAACGCATCGCAATTGAATACCTCCACGGCAAACAACGCGAGATCGCAGACCTAATCCTCCACCTACAAGACGAACTCGACAAAGAAACTGGCCCACGATACGAAGTCGGCGAACGAGTCAAGTTCACCTACGACAAAACCCTAAACAAACTCGGTCGTGTACTCGACGTACGATTCGCCCACGGATGGGAGTATCGACTCGAATACAAAGGACTAAACGCAAAGCGAGCTTTATCGCACGCCTGGTTCCGCGAGGACGAAATTTGGCTCTCACTCGGAATACCCCGCGAACCAACGAAGGCACGCAAATCCCGTGAAACCGCCGAACAACGTCGCACCCGACAACTTCGAATCCTGGAGGCGTTTACAGCATGAACACAGGAGGACTATTTCTCCCAAGCCCGTACTGGGCTAAACTGAAACAAAAGGAGACACACACCATGCCCGATCCGCCCACTCGAAAGCTTCGCACAAGTGTCGACCTCGACAGCGACACCCACGCCAAGTTTATCCGCGCTGTCGAACGACGTGGCTCCACACGCGGCCTACGCGCTCACGTACTACGCACCCTCGTCGAAGTGTTCCTACTCACAGAACAAGGTTCCTACAACGAAGCCAACAACCTGTTACGGCGCATATGACACCAATTACTTTACACCCACCTGAAACACGCGCACGCCGTATCCTACGATACACCACCAACCTGATGTTCCTTTGTGCCGGAGTTGTCGCGGTATACCTCGTATTCACTCACGCACCGCGTATCTACTACAACTGGGCCATCAAACCATACGTAATTGAAACCATAGAGGAGTACACTCAGTGAACATCCTACTTACCAACTTCGCCATGACCGCACCAGGCGGCACCGAGCGATGGACGCAAACACTCGCAGCCGAATTCAAACAGCTCGGCCATACCGTCCATCTATGGACACCACATCCCGGCATCGAATCCGCAGCACTCGACGACATCTGCGTCCTCCACAAGCGTCCACCAACCACCCAGCGATTCGACATCTGCCTCATCAACCACAACAAATGCCTCCAATCCATCCACGGCAATCCCTCGCCAAAGATCTTCACCAGTCACGGACCACACAACACGCTTGAACTTCCCATCGAAGGAGCCGACGCATATGTGGCCATATCTGAAGAAGTTCAACAAGTCGTCAATGCCCACGGATTTCGCGCAACCGTGATCCGTAATCCAATCGCACCCGAATTCTTCGACGCACCTCCGCCATCTCCTTTCGTCAATTTTGTCCTGTACCTCACAAAAGGCAACTACCCGGACTTTGGCCTTACCCTCGGACAAGTGTGCGACAACCGTGGCTTTTACCTCGACATAATCCACTCCGAGCGGTATCCATCCTGTGCAGTGGCGCACCGCATGGCAGCAGCGGACATCGTGGTCACCATTGGCCGTGGCGTACTCGAAGCCCTCGCCAGTGGACGCAACATAATCGTCGCAGACGAGCGCACACCGAATGGCCCACTCGCTGATGGGTTTCTCCTACCGGAACACATACGCCCGTGGCGTAAACGCAACTTCGCGGGGCGCACATCCCACATCGAGCCATCCGCTGTCGATCTTAACTCCTGGTTCGATATGTACGACCCCGCACATTACGAACCATTCCACAAATACGCCCTCGACAACCACCATGCCTCCTCCATCGCAAAGAGCTACCTAAAGCTCGCAGAAAGGACAATCGCAAATGCCAGCTAAAGCAATTACCGCACAGAACGGTACCATAATCCCGTTGCACCAGATCCAGCGCGTATTCACCGACGCAGACGGAAACCTCCGCGCACAACTCATGGCCGGTGCAGAGATTATCATGGACCGCGAGTACGCCGCCGCCGCACACATCGTATGCGCGGAATTGCTCGTATCCTTCGCCCTATCCACCGTAATCCCACCGGAGACTTCCGACGATGACGAATCCGACAGCGATTCCGAGTGAACTCACACCCGATACACCACGCTACGTATTCTACAAAAACCAGGCCCGCGAGGTCGAGTGTGTCCAACCCAGTGCGTTGCCGCCACACGCACATCTATACAAGCTCCGTCCGCTTGTCGGCAGCACAGAAGTCGACCTCGTAGAACCGGACCTATGCGTACCACTCACCCAGGACGACGAACTCATCATCAAGGTCACAACCTCGTTGCAAGATATGACCGACGACGAACTACGAGCCGCCATGTCCGCCGCCGAAAAGATCAACGTCAAAGACGACCGAAAGATCACAACCGACGCGGCTACGCGCAAACGCAGCGAAAAGACCGCGCAAAAGAAAGTCAACGCACTCGCGATGGCAGCCGCCCTCGGCATAGACGTTACCGAATTGGAGAACAAGTGATGGCCGAACGCATTACCATCGAAGTTGCTCCGTTCGCAAACGCAACCGTCGACGACCTGCGACACGCAATCGCAGCAGCAGCCACAGCAGGCAACCAACTCGGACGACAAGGGAAAGAGGTCATCGCCATCGGCACCACGCAAGTCGGCTCCCGTCTCGACATAACCATCGAGTTCCAGACAATCTCACCGCTCGCCATACTCGGAGTAAATAACTAATGCAATGCAAAATAGACCACGACGCCCACGAACTCGTTCTCGACAACAGCTCGCTCGAACTACTACGATCCTGTCCACGAAAGTATCACGAGCGCATATGCCAAGGCCTCGTACGAAAACCAATCGTGCTCTACGGAGTAGAAGACGCACCGAATCCAGCCCTGCACTTCGGCTCCATCATGCACAACGCACTCGACACGCTCTACACAACCGGCTCGCTCGACCAAGCAATCGAAGTGTTTGCAGACAACTTCATCGAATCTCCCGACGAAAAGAAGCGTACCCTCGCACGGGGAGTCGAAGTCCTAAACGGATATGTCGACACACATGGCGAATTCCTACGTAACGGCTTCGACGCAGTTGTATGCGAAACCCCATTGCGAATGGAACTCGGCACCATTGTTGTCGCCAGCGCAACTTGGACTGTGATCTACCAAGGAAAGATCGACAAGATTTTCTACGAATCGGACTCCGAATGTTTTTGCCTCGACCACAAAACATCCACTTGGGCACCGGAGTTCCTGATCGACTCGTACTCAATTAGCCCGCAATTCTTTGGCTACATATACATGCTCCGACACGCACTCAATGTGCCCGTCTACAAGCTCGTAGTCGACCTGCTCGTCATGTGGCCAAAGCGCAACGACTTCATTTGGAAAAACGTCTACCTCGACGACGATGCCGAACGCGAATGGCTCGCAAATATCCTCCAGACCGCGCACACCGTCCTCACCTACGACGCAGCTGGTGTCTGGCCAATGCACGCACCACACGCCTGCTCAACCTGGAACCGTATGTGCCAATACAGCGACATATGCAACGCCAATGTATCCCAGGCACAACTGCTGCGTGACTCACTCTACAAACCCGCAGACTATGACCCGGAGAACTTTTGATGTCCGACGAGAACTGCACCTACCTCAATCGAGGAGATGGCTCAGCGAGATTCACCGACAGCATGGCCGATCTAACCGCAGAGATACGCTTCAACAACGTACACAACGACCTACAGCTCTGCGGCGCATACATGCGACTCATCCTCGCCTGGGCACGCAGCAGCGAACTCAGCTTCGAGCAAATGATAATCCTATTCGCTAACGAAGCGATGAACATGGGACCACCAGACCGTACGAGCCTCAACACAATGGACGAACTCCTCGAAGAAAGAGAGCCACCAAATGACGACGACCCCCTCGATCTTGATGTATGACAGCGAAATCATCGACATAGGACCACGTGAGATTTTACGCCGTCCAACCTCACTCACGGTCAGTGTTGTTTGCACATGGTCACCCACTGATGGCTTTCGCGATTGGTTCGAACCCGACACCGCCGCACTCGTCCAGTACATGCTCACATTCGACTACCTAATCGGTTTCAACACCATCAAGTTCGACAACCCGGTGATCTACCCCGGTCTCAATGAAGCTTACTCCGGCAAGTTTGTCGACATGTTCGCCGACATCCACGAAGCAACTGGGCGCATGTACGGACTCAAAGCCGTCACACAAGCCAACTGTGGCAGCACAACGGACGAGGAAGTCGACGGAGCAGCCGCACCCAAAATGTGGGCCTCCGGTAAACGCCTCGAAGTAATCCGTTATTGCCGCAACGACGTCGAGATGACCACCGCGCTTCTGCGACGAATGCTCAACAACAACCCACTCACACTACGAGACAAATACAACAACGTCAAACGACGCAACGTACCACTCCACGCACGAACCTCAACCACAAGGGAGCCGCTCGACTATGAAAGCATTCGACAGTGCATCGCCTCCGCCTAACACAGCCCGTACCATCATCAACTACGGACGACCAGGCACAGGCAAAACCCACAGTGTGGCAACACTACCTCCATGCGCCCGACCAATCGTAATGTTGGACATAGACAAAAAGTCCGACACGTTGCACAACCTACTACCGGATGGCGACTTGCTCATCTATCGTTTCGACGAGTTCGTAACCGAAGGCACAAGGAACCCACGTACCCGGAGTGTGCTCTACGAACAGGTAAAGGACTGTATCCTCGGCCTCAAAGGTGCACACCCAGATGTACGTACAGTGGTGCTCGACAGTGCAACCACCCTCACCAGTGGCGTAATGCTCGCAGCGAGGGACCATTTCGGTCGGCCAGATATGTCCAAGAGCGAATGGGACGACTACAACATAACCCTCAACCTGGTTACGAAGGTAGTAGTCGTGCTCAAGGCTATCGGCTGTAACGTCATCATTAACGCCCATGAGGACACAACGGTCGATCTCGAAGGGACAAAGTCCGGTGCACCCGCGTTTTACGGCAAACTCGCCACAATTGTACCAGGCCATATGCAAGAACTGGTGCACTCCCGCATACAAAACTCTCGCAACGGTAACACCTACGTGTGGGAAACCAAAGCTGGTCCGTTCTTTGACGCGAGAACCACGTTGGATTTGCCCGCAAGCGTGCCACAAGACTACAGCGTATTCTTTCCACAGGAGACCACCGATGGATGAATCCAATGCAGATGTCGTCATCAATATGTCCTCCGACGATGCAGCCGCAATGCGTGAGCGACTCGAACGTCACCCGGCATTTGCCCTGCACGAACTTACTGAATCCCTCGTCAATGAAATTTTCGTAGGGTTCGCAATGGGCATGTACTTGGAGCACAAAGACCACAACGCAACGCTCCGGCAGCAGTTGCTGCGTGTCTACAAGTACCTAATCTTCACCGATCCGGCCCGTATAGTCGGCAAAAACGAACCCAAACAATCCGAGATAGGAGGCTACCAAAAACGTGACTGGAAAACCATCGAAGCAAGCCAAAAGCGTGCAGCCGAAGAGCGAGAACGCGCCGAAAGTTCCATCCACTTACCGACGGACTGACGCAAACCCGTTCGTTCACGTCGACTCGCTCGACAACAAACAGGTTTTCGCAAATCCTGCTCGCTTCGACTACATCGAAGTCGACGAAACCGACCGAATAGTATTTTTCATCAAACAGTATTCCGCAGGGATATACTCACATATGTCCTTGTCCTTTTCCACTCAGCCCGAAGCATTTAAGGACATGCTCGGTTACCTGGGCTACGCGCCCACACGTATCGAACAACTCACGAAGCCAACAACCACACCTACGAGAGGAAACTAATCTCATGACCAACGAAGCCTACCCCACGCAGATCGATTTCGGCACCTTCGAAGAGGAACTGGAAGATCTCGACCGCACCATACCTGCTGGCACTTACGACATGGAATTCGCCAAGTATTCCTACCGTGACTCCAAGGCGGGCAACCCCCGCGTTATCTTGACTTTCCAGATCATCGGCGAAGAGGACCCGAAGGTCAACGGCGCACGGATTTTCCACAACATCGGCTTCTCCCGCGACGACGTGTTCTTCATGCGGGCAATCCTCGCTCTCGCCAAAGACGATGCGCCCAAGTTGCACCTCGACCTGGACGACATCCGCAACGGGCGTAGCGGTAACTACGAAGGAGGCCAGATGGGACTCAGCGACATGTACAAGCGTGTCGTAACCGGAGTTGTTGTCGTACGTACCGTGGATGGCATCGACCGCAACAATATCCAAGAATTCGAAGACCTCAAGCGTAGCTAAGTCACTTGGTGCAGCGTAGGTGGGCCGTGATTCAACGCTCAGGGAGATTGATAGCCGCCTACGTTGTACCTTCATCGGAGGCACAGGTGTTTCAAGGACTGCACCCATGTCTCCCGTAGCGAGGTAACGTGTGCCGTCAAGCGATGCTTCACAAATAGTGGAGGGGGACATCGTGGGCCGCGTTACCTCGTTGCACCAATGTTCAGAAAGTGAACAGCCAAATGCCACGTGAACCGCTACCCGACGTACCTTGTCCTCACTGTTCGGCCATCATGGGCCGATACTTTGAAGGCTCCCGACTGTTTTGTACCCCCTGCCACGTTGTCTACACCCCAGTAGAAATCACTATCGAAACATACAAACTTCTCAGTGAAAAGAGTATTCGTACGAGATGGTACCACCACACAAAACGCCCGGAGATGTGGGATGAAAGTAAACGCGAACGATATCAAAATCCTTCCAAACCGCCAACGCACGGAATACAATGACTTCGACACAACGATTGGCCGCGCGTCCGATCTCGACGCCCTCAAAGCTATGGCTGACCACGACACTCGCATCCCCGCTTTGGTATCCCTTATGGACTCCATTGTTGAACATGGACTTATCGAAGACATCGTTGTGGACACCAAACTCGTACTCATTGCCGGGGAACGACGCACTCGCGCATGCCAACTCCTTGGCCGCATGGTTAATGCTAAATACCTAACCATTGAAGCAAAACAAAAGGAACCCCGAGATGACTTCGACCGATGGGGAATCGAACTTCACGAAAATATCGAACGAGATGCTCTTACAAAACCAGAGAGAGCGGTTGCGGTGGCGGAATATCATCGCCTCCGCCAGTTGCGTACAGCCAAAACCACCACTGCTGACGAAAAACCCGCACGGCATGGCGTACGCGACACAGCCAAAGAGCTGGGTATGTCCGTTGGTAATGTTAGCGAAATGCAAAAGATCGCTAAGATTCTGGCACTTGCGCCACATCTCCGTTCTGAGACCAGCTATAAATCTATTGCAGATCGATTCCGCAGGGAGGTAATAAATGCGATCCGAGCAGAGCAAGCACGACGCTCGTCTACAAGAGCTGCGACAAGTCTTCAACTCTGCGATACACTTTTTATTAACGCAGATGGACCTGAGTACCTTCGAGGACTTGAACCAGACACAGTCGATTTCGTCTTTGCTGATGGGCCGTATGGCATCTCCGTCGACGCTACCGGAGGCTTTCGAACTCAAGGAGATACCAAACAATGGGACGATTCTCTTGAAGCTGCAACCGAGTTCTATCATCGGCTTGTGGGAAGTATCTCTCATGCATTACGTCCCGGTCGACACGCCCTCATCATGTGCGGGTGGGAACTCTGTCGATACATCAAACGACTCTGCGAACCCACCGACCTTACCTTCGACACCACTCTCCTCTACTGGGACAAAGTAACAGCCGTCGCCTCCAAAGTACCCGCTTACAAAGGAGATGCCCAAATTGAAGAGATCATCCACCTCTACAAAGGCTCGCCGACATTTCCAGCGTCCATCGGCAGGAATCTTCTGCGCTTTACTCGATTGCAAAAACAGGCGTACCCGACGCAAAAACCACCAGCGTTGCTTGAACATTTGGTGCGAAAATTCACACATCCAGGTGAACTCATTGTCGATCCCTGCTGCGGCAGCGGTGGACTCGTTACAACCGCACTACACGCGAAACGGAGGGCAATAGGATGCGACACAAATGCGAAAGCAATCGAACTGGCAAAACAGCTGTACCTGGACGCCGAGCAGCAAGGATCCGATCTGTCCGATTCGACGAACGAGCCCAAAAAGTAACCATCTACACGGGGCGCGGACGGATACAGGTGTTCGGTTGTGTGGGGGACGAGGGCAAAGACATTAAGATCGAATTACGTCGACACAAAACATCATTCGTTGATGCGCTTGGTGAGTTTGGTTTGCCGTCGAACATCTACAATGTATATCTAAAGTATCGTACAAAATTCGAAGCGATGCGTAACGCAGGTGCAAGTATCGAAATCCACGATCCAGACCCCACAGCGGAGGCACAGTCATGAAAGAACAATACACCCGAGAGACCTGGCCACGGCGTGATTGGCCCAACTTCACCTTCGACGAGTTCGCCTGTTCCTGTTGCGATGAGTGTTGGGTAGATCCTCACTTCATGAATCGCCTCCAGCTGCTGCGTTTCATGATCGACACCGGCCTATCCGTGACCAGTGGATACCGTTGCTCGGAACACCCAGACGAAATCGACAAAGACACACCACCTGGATCACACCACAGGGGGCGTGCTTGCGATATTGCTGCAACTGGCGGTGCAATGAGGTTCTTAACCATCCGCTTCGCGATCCAACTTGGATTCACTGGTATAGGAGTACACAAAACATTCGTCCACCTCGACGACATGGCCAGCCACGAATTCCACGAAGTACGCCCCGTAGTGTGGACATATTGACATGAACTGGCTCGACGCTGCAACGGCTTCACCAATCAAAATGGCCGCACGGAATGAAGGACCAACCTGGTATCATTGCACAATCGACGGTGCTGTTGTGTGCCGCAGCGAAGAAGGCAAACGAAGAAAGATGCCCTCCACGTACGCGGACAAACACACCGATTGGGTTTCATGCTTTGTGCGTAGGGGATACGCAACGTAGCTGTTTTTAACGAGGAGGCGTGATGAGCGATTGCACAGACAAAAAAGAGGAGCGTATCACCACACTGGAGAGCGAGGTGGAGCATCTTGTTGACCTCATCAAAGCATTAGTGCGGGTGCGTCATAACGGTGTAGGGGGTAGAGACTTTCCTGCCTTTATTGACCCAGATGGTTGGCTGAAAGAATACGAGAATGAAGTACTAGAAATTGCCAAGCGTAAGAGCGACAAAGGGGTGCAGGTAGTAGAAGACTTCACCAATGAAGTACTGGACAGCCTATCTGGCGAGTGTGCTGTGTGTGCGCCAGACCACACCTGTGGTGGATTCGGCAAGTGCGATTGCGCGGATACACTCGCCAGATATAATTTCCATTCTGAATTTATCGGCAAAAACGCCGCTAAAATCAGAAGATTGGAGGAGCAAGTAGAAAAACTACAGTTGCATGAGCGAGACCAACTGCACTGCGATGAACAATCCTATGAAGAGTGCAATAAAAGAATAGACAACGTGCATGAAGATCTCAATTCACGTATCGCGGAACTGGAACAGCGGTTGTCGCAAAAAGGCGTACCGGACGGTATGAAGTTTACAAGAGGCGGCACGGCGCGTGGAACATTCACCGACGCAGCAGAGAAGGTAAACTGGCTACTGGCGCAGTTCCGCAAAGAGGAGGAGTAGATGGGTAGGCGAATAACACAACGCATCCACATCTGCGCCATCTGTGATAGGACACCGGACGATGGAGAGTACATGTGGGAGATGAATGGAGAGTATTGGTGTGTGGAGTGCATTGAGAAAGATGACGTAGAACCAGAAACATTATGGGGTATAGGTATTGATAAAGCACAGCAAGGAGGTGAGTGATGGAAATATTCGGCCTACTTAAAGTAGGCAACGAGTCGCATATACTCGACGACACACTAAACATATGGAAACCAGTCTGCACAGGAGGTATATTCATATACGGTGACAACTGTGACATACATACACAACTCGTATGCCGTTACCACACTGCGGTACGGGAGTACATCCACTCCAACCTCTACGACCCCAACCGAGCGCGGGCTGAGCAACACAATCGCCAAGTGCTGCTGGACTCGATTTCCAGGTTTGCAACGCCTAACGATTGGGTAGTCGTATTCGACGCAGACGAGCACCTGTACGAGTTCGGCACCAACGTGTTACGTGAACGTTGTTCGCACGTTGTGTGCCGTCTCTATGAGGTTCACATAACACCAGAGGACGAAAACGAATACTACAGGTACCGCCAATGGGTTTCTCCGCGCAAACTCGATATACCATTCTTCTATCGTTGGCATGATGGGCTACGATTCGAGCGGCCAGACCAACGCATCTTGACGCCCGCTCACGAAGGCGGTATACGTTGCGGTTACATCAAACACTGGAGTAAAGGTTTCGCTCCGTGGTTGTACCAGCGCAAAGTCGAGTACTACCAACAGTGGCCCAAGTACGCGGAGAAGTGGGCCTTACGTGATGGCCTCGCAGTCAAACACGATATGTGCGATGACTTTGGTGCACCACTAATCAAATGGGAGGATGCAATTGCCAACGATAGTCCAACCTGATGGACCTGAAGACGCATCAATTGTCGTGATCGGCAAAGCACCAGGTAATGACGAGCTACTCGCTAACAAAAACTACGTAGGTTACACCGGCCAACTGTTGTTCGACAAGATCCTCGCACCGAACCGTATCTACCGGCATGATTGCCTACGTATGAACCTATACTGGGAACCACTTGGAGGTGACGACAATGCATGGAAACGACTTGATGATCCGTTCAAATACGGTCCCCAATGCGACACTCTCATCAAAAGCTATCCCCGACGACTTATTATCGCAGCTGGAGAAGAAGCGTTCAATTATCTTACCGGCGAATCTGGTATTTCGTCTTGGCGCGGATCGATATTCTATTCCGACGAATATAACTGTCCAATTATGCCAATGATCCAACCCGCAGCAATTATGCGGGACTACACAATCCTCCATCTGTGTCGCCTCGATGCAAAGAAAGCGAGGTTCATCTATGACAATCCGGATTTCCGTCCACACCCACATACTGTCACGCATTACGCATCACTACTCGAAGAGTGTGGATCTCAGGATGGAGCTATACGCGCTTTACTCAATCGTGCCGAGGCTTACGAAAGCGCACCCGTGTTATCGTTTGATATCGAAACTCGTGGGCACGCAATGTCTTGCATTGGCTTCGCGCAGAACGCATCGGAAGCTATCGTATTACCAACTGATGAAACTCTACCTATTGGTGCCCGCCTCCGCGCTATGCGAATGGTTGCTCACCTGTTGGATCAGCCGATGCCAAAGGTTGCACAAAACCTCGACTTCGACTGTCAACACCTTGCCCGACTCTATGGAATAGGAGTCCGAAATGTATGGATGGATACAATGGTGGCGCACGCTTGTGTGGAATCCGAGTTGTCGCATAGTCTCGCAACGCTTGTCTCCATATATACCGCTCATCCATTCCATAAGGACATGGACAAGACTGGTGCTGAGTATTGGCGCTATTGCGGTCTTGACTGTTGCACGACCTATGAGGTGGCTATGGCACTTACACGCGAGCTACACGATAAGGGAATCCTAGAGTTCTTCCAATCACAGGTAACAATGCCCGTCACCAAAACGTTGGTACGTATGGAATGGACCGGCGTACGAATCGACGAGGGAGAAAGGAAGCGACTACGTGATCACTTCGAGCAAGAGGCGGAACGCGCTACGGAAGACCCAGCACTCGGGGGCATTAACCCAAAGAGCAGCCAACAAGTACTCGCCAAGCTCGCGGAAATGGGGGCTACTCCTCGTGCGCAAGGAAAGGTTACAACGGGCAAAACGGCTCTCAAATTGCTTCGGGATAAAAATCCCAAAGTACGGCCATTTGTCGATGCTGTCCTTGCTACACGAGCGGCTCGTGATTCGGTATCTAAGAGTCTTAAGTTTAAACTCGCAACAGATGGACGAACCCGATGCCAATTCAAAACAAGTGTGACCAAAACAGGGCGTATATCGTCGACAGCAGATACGTTCAATTGCGGGACCAATTTGCAGAATCAGCCAAAGCGCGTCCGAAGTATGTACGTTCCCGACGAAGGCCTGGTCATGTGGGCTTGCGATGCATCACAAATAGAAGCTCGACTTACCGCTGCCCTATCTGGCGACGAGGCTTACGTGCGTGCATATATGGACCCGGACATCGACCTCCACGCGGAGACGACCGTACGTTTGTTCCATGCCAGAGGTGTGACGATGGATATTGTTCGCGAATTGATCCCCGGCAACAGCGACGAATTTACGTGGCGAGACGCAGGTAAACGAGCGCGTCACGCAATGAACTACGGCATCGGGCCTCGTAACCTAATGGAGAACATGAATGCCTACGTCGAAGGCCTCAACATCACATTTAGAGAAGCTAAGTATTTCATTGAACAGTTCAAAACGATGCACCCAGGTGTCGTTCGATGGTGGGACGAAGTCATGCGCCGGGTTCGAGTTAAACGCATACTTGTCAGTCCCTTCGGACGCTACAGACATTTCCTTGATCGTCTTAGCGATTCCAACAGGAATAAAATCGTTGCACACCTACCTCAAGGAATGGCCGCAGATCACATCAATAAAGCTCTCGTGCGAACTGAACGAGACCTAACTCGTATACCCCGCGCAGACGTGCTGATCCAAGTACACGACGAAATCGTAGGTCAATGCAGAAAGGAGGACATAGATGAAGTACGCAAGATCGTAGTGGGCGCAATAGAAGCACCCATGCCAATCGAACTTGGTGGAAAACCACTCATATGCCCAGCAGACTTCGCTTACGGACACAACTGGAAAGAGTGCAAATAACTACGAACGAACGGAGGTACCCTATGAGTCAACCGCAACGCGTACCGAAAGAAAAGGAATGGCTGAACAACATGACTACTTGCGGAAGTACATGCTGTATACGGACAATCAGGAATCTCCAGCGGTCTTTCATCGGTGGGTGTCGCTCGCAACACTTGCCACACTTATGTGTAGGCGCATATGGTTAGATCGAGGACCGGAGGGAATACTGTACCCAAATCTGTACGTTGTTCTGGTAGCAGGGAGTGCTCTTTGCAGAAAGAACACCGCGATTGCTTTGGGAACCCGGTTGTATTATGCAGTGCGTACACGAAGAGAAGACAACGGTCTTGGAGCTGGCCTCCCGAATGCGATCTCTGGCAAAGTCACTACCGCAGCTCTGCTTAGCAGTATGAGCGAGGTCGGCCTCGACACAATGCACTCGGACGCCTCGGGCAGTGAGGGAGACAAGATTTCCCGTCCAATATGGTTACTCGGCGCGGAACTCGGCGTACTCGTTTCCCAACAGGCACAAGCTGACGGATTTGTGGATCTTATCACAGAGGCCTACACAGGAGAAAATAACCTTGAAAATGTCACGAAAACTGCGGGAGTATCTCAAGTATACGATCCAAGCATTAATCTCCTCGGAGGAACCACTCCTGCCTGGATTGCCGAGAACCTCACGTCAAACTTGTTCAACCAAGGCTTCAGTGGGCGGTGTATCTTTGCGTTTGCGGAAAAACCCGATAAGAAAATCGCGTTCCCGGAGTTTAGCGCAACGCAAAACAGACTCCGCGATGAGCTTGTAGACTTCCTATACGAACGATCCTTCATGGGCGGAGAGATGCGTATGTCGCATGGTGCCCGCGACTTGTTCGAGCATTGGTACATGAATCGTACCGCGTCCATAGAGGATGAGCGAGTACAGACAGGCTTCTTCGGCAGAGAGCACGCACACGTATTGAAGGCTGCAATGTTGATCAGTGTCGCACGGCGTGACGACTTGACGATTCGTAAACGTGACTTGGAAGACGCTTTCCGGTGTCTTAAGCCAATAAAGGAGGGATTTCAGAATGTATTCGGAGATGTATCCTACGCAGACGAACGTACCAGCAATCGGTACCTCGCTTCGATGCTCCGTAAAAACGGTGAGATGAGTCGTACCGAGTTGTTGCGTAAGGTACAGTACAGGATGAGTAGCAAGGAACTTGATGCTACACTTAACACCCTTGCGGAAGCGGGCGTTATCAATGTGACTGACAAGCGTCGTGGAGCGCGGGGTCCAGCAACGAGGGTTTTTTCTATCAAAGGCGAACGTTCAGATTCTGAACATTTACAAAAGGAGCAAACTGTATGAGGAAGCTCAGCTTTCTATGTGATGTCAGCAAGAAGTACCAACGGAAGGAACATGTGTGGGGTTTTCAACTCGAGATGGAAGGCAAACGTGTCACTAAAGTGACCGCTGTGGACGCAGATGAAGCAGATGTACACCTCAGTGCGAGCTTTGTCGATGAGCTTATCGTATGCGTGACTGAGTTACGTACAGCACTTGCAGCCGAACAGAACAAACCTGTCCAACCGTAACGTCGTGTGGGGGAGTATACCTGGCGAATATACTCCCCCACAACTCCTAATCGTCATCCTCCTCCAACGAATCTCCACGAATTACCTCTCGGCACAGACTATACAACAACTGCCCACTTCCCATTGTGCGACAGTACTTGTGCAAACACCCCATCAACAGGTCTTTTTCTTTACTCTTGATCGCGTACGACTTGAACATTCCTGGTTCGCCCTTTACACACAACTTCTTCAGCAACTTCGCGCGTTTCCACACCTCGCCGTCATCGATCTTCTCGACTCCTCCACTGGCCGGATCAGGTAACGGCTCTTTGAGCGAGTTGTAGCACAATGTACCCAGCTTCAACTCGTTATCACCCTGTTTGATCGGCTCATCCCACAAATCTACCAACGGCTCGTCAAAATCTATCTCTCGTCGTTTGTTGTCGTTCGTCGTAGGTTCGGTCATGTGGTACCTCCTTACTTGAAGATCGCCTTAGCAACCCTCGTGAGAATGGATACAACAAAATCGTCTTTCTTACTACTTGAAAGACCCGTAAGTACGTCGAGAATCTTCAACCCCGCCAACACCATAATCCCAAATTCTGCACTACTCAATCCTTCCATCCGTGCCTCCTTTGTAAACCCACGTATTCGTGGATACCGAAGTAGAAATCATTTATCTCAGTGTTCGTGGTTCAAGATTGTTTCCATATCGCTCCAAAATAACGGACGTTTTTCGTAAAACTCTTTCGTACGCTTCTCCTTGTCCTCTGCGTATATAAGTAGTTTCTCCACATTCTTATCAACTCGGTCTAACTTCTGCCGGTCGAGTTGTCGATCCGCTTCCAACACATCCAACCGTTCGTCGCATTCGTTGTACGCGTTCCAGCCAATCGTAGCGACACCGATGACCAGCGGCATCATAATACCCACTGCCCATTGAACCCATGAACGAGCGTTTTCACCGTTAGCCATCACGCCGCCTCCAGTAGTTCGATACGCTTCTTCAGCGCGTCTATCTCCTGAGAACGCTCCAGATCGCGCCCCATGAACGTCTGCATGGTGCCGTCGAGGTCTTGCACCGATTTGACCAGTGGACCGACCAACTCAGCTTTTGACACACCCCACTTCGGTTCGGAATCTTCGTCTGTCGGATCAGGTTTAGCAACTGCGTGAGGATAGATTTCATTCAGCTGATGCGCTCCAAATCCTACTTCTACATGTTCACCGCTCTTCTTGCGGTCAAACTCTATCAACTCAATCTGTCGAATGCCTTCAATTCCTTTTATCTTCGTTGCGGTGATGTTTTCTTTCAACGACTCATCCGACGCATCGACCAACTGGAACGTGCCACTGGTGTTCCAGATGTAACCTACGTTGTCACCGTCGCCATCATTGCAAAAGAGATAGTAGGTATTACCACTACCATCATCTGCGCCAGCCGTTACACGAATACCAGAGCGATCCGCACTATTACCGTCATTTTGAACGATAAAAATACTATCTGCTTTGTCTCCATAAAAAGTTGACTGTCCATCATTCGCAATCGTCAGCTTCGCCGTTCCCCATGTGATGTCACCGGGTGCCTGTGCGCCAGCAGTAAAGAAAAGATGAGAACCGTTAATCTGCTGATAGAGACTTGCTTCATCATTGACAATGTTTTCGCTGTTTCCAGCAGTATCACTGATAACATTCTGCCCAAACCATACTTGTGCGCCAGCCGCAGCGGTTGTTTCATTGGCAAGATAACCCGTTCCACCGAATTGAAAACCAGTAAACGCTGCGTAAGGGGCAGATTCAGGCGTCACGCCCAACCCGAGATTGCCGCTGGAGTCGAGCGTCATCGCAATCGTCGAGCCATAGCCAAATTCTATACCGCTCGTTCCAGCAAGACCGAGATAATCGACTGTCGGTGAACCGCTGAAGATATGCTGCGACACGCCGACAAAAGCAGCATCGCCATCTGTCGTGTCGGTGTAACGTATGTAGCAGTTGCTCTCCGACTTCATGTGGAGAAGATTAGAAGGCGTCGTGCCGATGCCGACGTTGCCACCACTTAATTGAAAGGCTATATCACTAACAGCGGTTACGCCTGTTTTGAGTGCCTGTATGGAAGTATGAGTATCGCCCGTAGCAGACCCGTGAGCAATGAGCAGTGGCGATCCGGTATTCACATTGTCAAAGTTACTGTTGCCGATATTCAGC